CTCCTACAATGTCTTGAACCTGCTCAGTGGTTAATGTAGCTCCACTAGAGCTAATCTCAACCTCTGCAACCTCGTTACTTTTATAGTATAGTTTACCGTCTGCAGATTTTGTGTATACTACTCCACCATCTCCATCAATAGGGGTGTTTGGTACTGATGCAGATTCTTTAGTTCTAAAGGTTTGTGCTTTCACATCCCCATAAAAATCGAAAAGGCTACGTTGTAGTAGCCCTCTCTTAAAAATCTTCATCACCTTAGCACCATATTCGGTGACTACTTCACCTATACCTTTTACCTTTGGTGACTTCATTTATGTTTACTTTTTCATTTTCGCACCGTACATTGCTTTTTTCTTCATTTTAGCACCGTACATTGCCTTAACTTTTGACCCATATTTAGCATACCCCATCTTGTTACGTACACTCTTTGGTAGTTTAGATAACCCCTTAGCATCTGATGGTACTTCTTTTAATTTACCACCATCAGCATACGTAGGCATTTTTTTCATTGCTCCTCCACCTGGTGCCTTCTTGACAGCCCTTACTTTAGGTTTACGAGCTCGAACTTTAGACCCATCAGGCATTATTCTTTCGTAAATCTCTCCTGGTTTTGCAGCGTTATAAGCCATTGCATTTACATTTAGTCTGTCGTTACTGTACGTTACACTACCTGCACCAATTCTTCTCATAACATCTTTAGGAGATCCTGAAAATCTACCTGATGTTTTATCAACATCATAGGCTAACCTTTGACCACCTCTTCTGGCTTCTTCTCTTCGCTTATCAGCAAGCCTTTTTCTTTCAGCAGCGTCTTTTTCTCGCTTAGCTTTCATTTCAGCTCGCATCTGTTGTCTATCCTCTATCCCAGCTATTCTTATAGCTTCTTTCTTTTCTTTTCTAGATAGTCCTTCTAATCTCCCTGATTTTTTCAGCCTTTCTTTAGCTTCTTTATCAGTTGTTTTTTTAATACTTCTTGCCATTTTATATTTCTTCTTGTCCTTCTAAGACATTATAAAACTTATTAACCAACCTATGAGCTTTATTTGTTACACGATACTGGTTAGGTTGATGTGAGTTCCAGGCTCGCCTCTCAAAGACAAAGACGTAATCACGTTTTACTAGTTCTGGAAACATCCTGTCTATAAAGTTTTTACTAACATGCATATTCTCTCTTACAAACTTTTTAGTAAACGACTTTTTCTCATCATTTATAAAAAGTAGAAACCTTATTTGGTTATCTGTAAGATCGTACTTTCTTTGAAAGGAGTACAGGGTATCGCTTAGATACTTCAGGTAATTCCTCATTTGATTAAATTAAATTAGGTCAAAGATAGCAATTTTATTATAATTAAAAAAATATCACTACCTTTGTGGTAGTATAAAACAAAAAAATAATAATAACGATGTCTTATAGAAAATACAACTTAGTAACTATAACCCCAACTCTTTACGCAGCTGGTGCTATTGATGCAGGTAAGATACTTTTTGATACAGTTAAATTACCTAATGTTTGTCCAAGGAACGGAGCTTCATTAATAAGGTCTATTACTATATTGGATAAGGACCTTCTTGATATAAATGTAGATATAGTTTTTTTAAAAAAAAGCACATCTTTAGGAAGTTTAGGAGTTATCCCAAATATTTCTGATGCAGACGCAGCAGCAACTTTTCAAGGAATAATAACTGTTCCTGCAACTACCAGAGATTTCGGTAATGCATCAAGTCTGCTTACAAATTTGAACACAGGTTTGATTGTAGAGTCTGACCCAGATGAAGCTGACACAGGAGCTATATATATTGCTGGTCTTGCAGTTGGTACAGAAACTCATACCGCTAGTGGTCTAACTATCAATATTGGCTTTGAAATTCCTTAATCTTTAAAAAAGATGAAACGCTTTTGGAGGTTTATTAAGTCTTTACTTTATAAAAAAAAGGTAAAGCATAATTGCTGTAAATGTCAAAAAAACTACACCGATGATGACCTTGGAGACAGGGTAATTAAGGAGATGTGGAATAAGGACATGAGGTATAACAAAAGATTTAAAAAATAAACTAATAAAAGAATATTTAAAAATATGATGGAAATATTTAAAGATAATAATAATTGGAATGAGAAGGCTATAGTTGGATTTATAGCTTTTGCTGTTATGTGTCTTATTATGATAGCTGATCTCGTAACTGGCTGGGTAGGTCAAGATTTAATTATAAACGACTATGTATACAATTCTTTTGTATGGGTTGTACTTGGTTGTTTTGGAATCTCAGGTGTAGAAAAATTTGCTAAAAAATAAGTTATGGCTAAAGCAATTAAGAAGTCAAAAGGTTTAACAGATAGGCAAAAAGCAACTATGAAGAAGCACTCAGTTCACCACAGTGCTAAACACATGAATCTTATGAAAGAGTTAATGCTATCTGGAAAAACTTTTACTCAAGCTCACACAATAGCAATGAAGAAAGTTGGGAAATAATGCATAAAGGTTGTACTTGTAAAGCTGTAAAGCGAAAGAAAAAAGTTAAAAGTATGAAGAAAGGTGGCTCTGTAAAAGATGCCTGCTACCATAAGGTAGTATCTAGATACGGACCTAAGACTTCAGCTTACAGAAGTGGTGCAATGGCTAAGTGTAGAAAAGTAGGAGTGTCTAACTGGGGTGAAGGTGGTAAAAAGAAGAAGTAATGGCAAATCCTATTAAAAAAATAAAAAAAATAGAAAAAAGGTTTGCTAAAAAGGCTGCTAAAGGACGCATGTACAAAGGAGAGCAAATGTCTAAAAAAGATATTCGCAGGTATAAACGTGCAGATAAAAAGATTGATAAAGCAAAAGGAACCAGTAAAGAGAAGTCAACTCAACTTAAATATGGGTATGACTATGAAGAGGCTAATAAAAGAGGTATAAAACCTGACGCTACTGGACACATGCAATCAAGAGTTCCTGAAACAGGTAGAATTTTAAAAGGTAGAAAACATCCTACCATATATAAAACAAAAAAAATAGAAAAAGCTCTTGGTTATAAAATAATAAAAAAAGGTGATAAACTTTATTCTAAAAAGAAAAAGTAATGGCAGTTAGAAAGACAGCAGCAGGTTTACGACTTAAACGCTGGTTCAAAGAAGACTGGCGTACACCCAAAGGTAAGAAAGGCTACGAGGGTGGAGAAAATACTTTTCGACCTACTAAAAGAATAACAAAAGATACACCTACAACTTGGAGTGAACTATCTCCTGGTGAAAAACGTAGAGCTCAAATAGAGAAGAACACTAAAGGCAGGGTATCTAGATATAAAAAGAAAAACGTGAAAGCTGTAAAAAAAGCTAAAAAAGGCATGGGGATAAAGACCAGTATTAAGTCTGGTAACTTTAGACCTACTAAGTCTGGTGCAGGTATGACACAAAAAGGTGTTAAAGCTTATAGACGTGCAAACCCTGGTAGTAAACTTAAAACTGCTGTTACAGGAGATGTAAAGCCTGGTAGTAAGTCCGCTAAAAGAAGAAAGTCATACTGTGCTAGATCTCTTGGTCAACTAAAGAGAAGTAGCCAAAAGACTCAAAACGATCCTAATTCAAGGATTAGGCAAGCACGAAGACGATGGAAATGTTAAATAGATTAATTCTTTTATTCATCTTTATTAGTTCAAGTGTATTTTCTCAAAGCACTTTATTTGTAGATTGCGATGGTACACCATCTCCTGAAAATTGGTTAGGAGACGGATTCTGTGATGACGGTTCGTACACATGGAATGGAATGCCAATAAACTTTAATTGTGAAGAGTTTGGGTACGACTCTGGTGATTGCGAAATACCTTTACCTGAAGGTGTGTACGGATGTACTAACCCTATATCACCTAATTTTAATCCTTGGGCAGAGTATGATGATAATAGCTGTACTGGCATAAGCTGCTCTGACGGTGAGGCTAAAATGATTCTTAAAATTACATTAGACCAATATCCTAGTGAAACAAGCTGGTCTCTTACTGATTTATCTAACGATCAAACGATAGAAAGCGTTACAGCAGGAGATTACTCTTATGACCAAGCTAATCAAACTATTGTATATGATTTGTGTGTACCTGAAACAGGTGTAGAGCTTACATTAAGTGACGCATATGGTGATGGCTTAGAAGGTTCTTTATATGGTGGAACTAATGGTAATTTTGTAATACTTGGTGATTTAGAACCTTGCGGAATACTAGATACTTTATGGATATTAGAAGACGCTGCTTTTGGTAGTAATGTATACTCTAGTTCTATATGGTTACAACAGTGTGATATACCTGTAGTAGAGGGTTGTACCAATAATGCGTATATAGAGTTTAACCCTTTAGCTGCTGAAGATGATGAGAGTTGTTCTACCTTACATACAGTAGGATGTGTAGATCCATTTGCTTTTAATTACGACTCTACTGCAACATTAAACTATATTGTACCTACTTGTGATTACTCTCTTATAATTGGAGATGCAGGAGGCGATGGATGGGGAGAATCTTATTTAGGGCTTATGCAAGATGGAGAGCCTATTGGAGAATATTCTATTTCTAGTGGTGTATATTTTGATACAATACCTATAGAGTTATCAACAAGCTCACCTATTCATATTTACTACTTTGAAGTTGGGAGTACTCAACAGTCCCAAGAGGAATTAGAGTTCCAAACAATGCATAACTCATTTAAGCTTATAAATTCAAATGATGTTATAACTCTGCAGGGGGGTGAGTATCCTTTTGCTAATAATGGTCAAGGAGCATTACAACCTTTTCAACCTCCTTTCTGGAATGTGTATAGCGGACTTCCTTACTGTGGCGATTATTGTGAGCCTGTGATTTATGGGTGTATATATGAAACTAACTTAGCTAATCCTGATGTTATAATGTTTAATTATAATCCTGAAGCTAATACATATGATCCCAATATAGAGCCTTGTATCCCAGAGATAGAGGGCTGTACTGATGCTAGCATGTATGGATACAATTCAGAAGCCAATGTAGATGATGGGTCTTGTGTACCTTGGTTTATAGGGTGCACAGATTCTTTAGCGTGGAATTATAACTTACTAGCTAATTTAAGTAATCCAGAATCTTGCTTGTACTTTGGTTGTATGGACTCATTAGCTGATAACTATAATCCTACAGCTAATGTTGAACTTGAAGGAACGTGCTTTACAACTATTTTAGGATGTACAGACCCTGAAGCGTTTAACTATAATCCAGAAGCTAATACAGAAGACTTCTCTTGCGTACCTATTATGTATGGCTGCATGGACTCTTTAGCATTTAACTATGACTCTTTAGCTAACATCTCTAATGATGCTTGCATAGAGGTTGTAGTAGGTTGCATGGATCCGTTTGCACATAATTATGATGCTGTATCTAATACGGATGATGGTAGCTGTTTGTATGACGCAGGATGTATAGGTGAGCCAGGAGATCCTTATTGGTTAAATGACACATGTTATGCTTGGGTGATTGTAGTAGACCCTTATTGCTGTAATAGTAATTGGGATGATAAATGTCAAGAATTATATTGGTTATGTGAGTTTGATAGCCCTTTAAATATTGATGAATTAATGGAAGATAATTCAATTATTTTATACCCTAATCCTACTGAAGATATTATAAATATTACTAGTGAAGAATCTTTTGAATTGCAGGTTTTTGACGTGCTAGGAAGTAGAGTTATTTATTGGAAGGTAGAATCTAACGGTTTTCCTAAGACAATTAAAGTAAATATGAGTCCACTAGAAGACGGTATATATAATTTTAATATAAGATATAATGGTCGAATTTTAAATAAAAAGATAATCAAGCAATGAAAAAATTAATAATGTTAATTTTATTTTTTATTGTGCTCTTTGGAGCGGTATCTACATGTAATTCTCAAGGGCTTAAAAGTATTTTTAAATACTCAACAATGTATGCTGCAGTAAATGGTGGTACATCATTAGGTGATAACCATATATGGTCTGTAACATCTGGAGCTTTAGAGGAAGAAGTAATTAAAACACCATTTGATTATAACATATCTGTTGGTATTAGAAAAATAAAACGATTTGGGTATGAGAATAGAGCCAACACTTTTTATAACGGCACAGAAAGATCTTACTCAGATGCCGCCACAATTGGTAGAGTTGATGGCTTTGAGTATTTGTTTGAAGCTGATTTTGTAAGAAGACTAGGCATTAACTACACAAACCAGCATCACTTTGTAAGATATGTTGCTGATAAATGGGTTAGTAAGGTAGAGTATTTAGCAGATGGGTTTGCAGATATAAAATATTTTGAAGCATCTGAAAGATTTAGACTACAAATTAAAGAAGGTAAATTATCTTTTAACGTAGGAGCTGTTCAACGTCTTGCAGAACCATACGGTTTTGACCCCCTGGTAGACTGGGTGCTGGACAATGGGACATTACACTATACATATTTGGCTATTCAAGAGGGATACAATATAACATTAGATGGACAATACTCAGCACCCAATGGAGAAATAGTAGCAACTAGCCAAGAAGTATGGGAAGAAATCGTGATACCTGAAGTAATAAATGATTATGTCTCAAAACAAAGGTCACTAATAAATAATATAGTTGAGTATTCAATAGTTGCAGGGTTTGACTATTATCACTTTACAAAAGACTTTTGGTTTCATTCTTGGGGTAATTTAATGCCTTATCACTTAGACACAAACAACGAATATTCTTATCACAAATATAACAATAACAAGCAATGGATGGATTATTCTGTTGGGTTAATTTACGGTTATAGATTTAACAAAAGTTTAGGTATATTTGTAGAGGGTAAGTATAATAAGTACTGGAACAGAAAATGGCACAACTTTAGTGTTGGGCTTAATTATGTAATATTTTAGAGATGGCAAAAGAATTAAGCGAAGAAACGTCTTTTAATATAAGTTTAAAGACTCTAGCTGGAATAGGATTTTTAATGGCTGCAGCAATTAGTGGGTGGTTTGTGTTGCAATCAGATATAGCGGAGGCTAAAAAACTACCTTTACCTCTTGATCCTGAGATTACTCGTATGGAGTATGATATGAAAGATCAACTTATACGTCAAACTATTATGTCTACGCAAGACGATGTCAAAGAAATTAAAACACAAATGCTGAGGATGGAGGATAAGATTGATCAATTAAAATAATCTTATGAAAAAGTTATTATTTTTATTATTAATTCCATTTTCTGTTACAGCTCAAGACTTTCCTAGTGGAATGGTTGCTGTTGAGTTTAATGCTAGTTTTAATAAATCTAACGAGGTAACTTGGTTGTCTAAGTTAACAGATTGTGAAACAGAAAGAGTTGATATAACTGCAGACTCAAGATGGTCTAAAGAGTACAAAATAGTAGTTGTCCCCACTATTGTTATATTCAACAACAACGAGGAAGTGAAAAGATTTCAAGCAAACATAATGATGACTATGGAGGTTACTAAGAGTGAAGTTCAAAACTCTATAGACGAAATAGTTATGGAAGCCTTTTAAATATAAAATATGAGACTTAGTAAAAACTTTACTCGTGCAGAGATAGAGCACAGTAATACAGCAAAAAGGTTAGGTATAAAGAATGAAATGCCAGAGAAACACTTGGAGAATATGCAAAGGCTTATTACAGACCTTATACAGCCTATGCGTAACTCTATTGGTCCTGTCAGGATTAGTAGTGGTTATCGTTCCAAAGAGCTTAATCGTGCTATTGGTGGGAGTAATAGCTCGCAGCATAGCAAAGCTGAAGCTTTGGATCTTCAATTCTGGGAGGAAGGAAAAATGAATAATAAAGTTATCTATGACTGGATACTAAATTCAGGTTTAGAGTTTGATCAAATGATAAATGAATTTGACTTTTCTTGGATACATATATCTCTTAAATCAAAAGGAAATAGAAGTCAGGTTCTTGAGGCTTACAAAGATAAAGAAGGAGATACTAAATATAGATACGCAGAAGTATGAGTAAATTGCTAGACATATTAGGTGGAGGAGTTGTTAAGCAGGTTGGTGAAGTTCTTGATAACTTAACTACGTCTAAAGATGAGAAGATGGCTGCTAAAAGGGCTATGGAAGAGATTCTTATGAAGGCAGAAAGCCAGGCTCAAGAGCAAGTTACTAGACGTTGGGAGGCAGACATGAAGTCTGATAACTGGTTATCTAAGAACATTAGACCCTTGATATGTATATTTTTAACTGCAATTTTTGTAGTTTTGTCAGTATTTGATGGGAATGCAGGGGGATTTGAAATAAATGAGGCTTACGTTCCAATATATCAGACATTATTAATAACAGTGTATGGAGCTTACTTTGCTGGTAGGTCTATAGAGAAAATAAAAAAAAAGTAAATGGGAACTTTAAAAAATAAATCAATATCATCTACTTACCAAAATTTACTTCAAACATCTACAGAGGTAAAAGACACAAACCTTAAGCAAGTTGAATCTGGTTCTGGTAATGCTTCTAGTATGAAGCTGTCAACAAACTCTGCTGAGTTTTTAAAAGTAGGTATTGGTACTGGTGGAGCAACTCCTGACGGTTTACTTCACGTAATGAGTGTTAGTGCAGGAAATGTAACTTCTGATTCTTCGGCAAATCAATTAACGTTAGAAAATTCTTCAGATTCTGGTTTATCAATAATTTCTGGAAGCTCTCACTCTGGTAATATTTATTTTGGGTCTTCTAGTAGTAATAAGTCTGGTCAAATATACTATGACCATAGTGGTGGGTATCTTGGATTTGCGTCTAGTGGTACTGAGAAAATGAGGTTAGACTCTAATGGAAACCTTACTGTTTCTGGATCTTTATCTGGTTCTGATGATAGGTACCAGCTACAGGAATACTTTGAAAAAATTCCTAGTCTTCAATCTGCTGCTGTGTCTCAGGCTACTGATGCGACTACTGCTGTGACATTAAATGCTAAGTATGGTATAATAACAATGCAGTCTGTTGACTTAGCAGCCACAGATACTGCTGAGTTTACTTTCAATAATGATCACATATTTGGAACTTCATCTCATGTTTATGTTCAATTACAAGATGGAGGAACTATAGCTGACAATGCTATGATTAATGTCTTAGTTCATGATGTAGCAGATGGTAGTTGTAAAATAAGAATAGGTACTAATGGTACTGACGTTGCGGCTCAAGTATTTAAACTTGCATTTATTATAGACCCTTATATAACTCCTAATCAAAATTTTGTATTAACAGGTGTAAGTGGAGGGGCTTCTCAATCTTCTGGAAATGTAGGTAGAGATACAGCTTATGCAGGTGTAAAGATAATTACTGGTACTACAGATAATGATAGGACTGTGTTATCTATAAGAAATGGTCACACTGAGATTAATGGTAGTGGATCAACTGACTCTTCAGGTTGGGCTTCAGTTCCTTTTGGTACTGAGAATAAAATTATTTTCTCAACCGCAATATCCTCAGGTAATATAAACGATATGTCTTTCTGGGCAGGAATGAAGCTTACAGAGGTAGGTACTTATGCTACAGATGCAAATCAAGCTTATTTCCTTTATTGTTCAAATGATGACCAAGGAGCTTTGACTACAAATGCTAACTTACATTTTGTCTATAGTGTTGGTGGTACAGATTATATAACAAACTTAGGTCTAGCTATATTAGGTGGTGCAGTATATAAACTTAGAATTGAATTTGATGAAAACAGACAAATATCTGTTTACGTTAATAATGTAAGATATGGACTTGTTACAACTGCAACTGCAGGTGGAGCAACTCAATCTGTATCTACAACAAAGTCTTTAGCTATGACTGACGATATAGATCTACTGCCTTTTGTTGGAGTTCAGACTCATACAACATCACTCAAAGGGGTCCAAATACCTTTTGTAAAACTATCAAGAGATTTATTTGAATAAAAATTAAATTAGATTAAATGCAAGCAATAAACCCTGTAATTAGAAAGATAACTATAGGGGACTTAAAGCAAGGACTTACATATCAGGTAGGTCAAAGAATGTTAGGAGGTTCCTTAGAAGTTACAGCCATTGTGCAAGATGAGGCAGCGTGGTACAAACATCAACAAGTAGTGTATGATGTTTATATAAAGAAGATGGGGGAGGATTTTTCTAAACCATGGAAAAGATTCTTTTCACAGCCAACAGCTATAGAGTACAACACAGATGTCCAAGATGACTACGAAGTAAAGTAAAAGAAAACAATATGAAGCCAATTAAAGACCTCTACTGGATAGAAGTAGAAAAAGAAACAGAAGACACTATAATGTTAAATGGAATGGAGTTGTATAGAGATACCTCTTATGACCCTATGAAGTTAGCAAGACAATATGGTACTATATATAAAACTCCAATCCTGGATACTAAGGAGACAGGAATAAAGGAAGGTGATAAAGTTTGGTTCCACCATTTTATAGCTACAGATGCAAATCTTGTAAAGCATGCTGGTAAGGATAATATATATCAAGCTTATGCAGAACAGATTTATCTTATCAAAAGAGGTGATGAATTTATTCCTGTAGGTCACTGGAATTTTATGGAGCAAGAGGTTTTAGAACCTGAAGTGAGTAAATCAGGTATTATACTTGATTCATCATCAAAAGAAAAAGAACTCCATGGTCATGCAATTATTATAAATAATTGGATGAAGGAACAAGGAGTTAATGAGGGAGATAAAGTCTTATGGAGTGAAAACTCTGAGTATGATATGGATATAGAGGGCAGAAAGCTTCTTCGAATGAGAAACTTTGACGTATTAGCTTTCTATGGAACAAAATAAAGATTACGCACTAAAAACTCTAGAGAGGTTAATAAACGCTAGTAAAGGTGCTGTTGATCTTTTGATTGAAGAGATAGGCAAACCTCTTATAGAAGAGGATGATGCTAAGAGAAGGCAAGCAATAAAAGCAAAAAGAGAATGCTTTGAAGATTGTCAAGAAATATTACTAGGAATAAAAACCCTAGAAGATAGAATAAAAGAAGGTAAAGATTTAATTGAAGAAAAGAAAGACTTTGAAGGATCTTTCGCTGAGAAATATGCAAACAAATGATAAAGTATATTTAATAGAGGGAAGCGAAGGTGATGTCTTAGAGTTTGATAAATTAAAGATAGTTCTTCCTAAAAAGCCAAGGTATAAGAAAGATATATTATATCACGACCTACCAAAAGCTAAACAGAAGTGGACTAGGTTGAAAATACCTAGTGGTCTCAATAGAGACACTGCTTCTAACTATGTGGATTACATAGAGGAAGAGTTTAGACGTAGGAGGGATGGATTGTGGTTTTACAATAACGGAGTTCCTACATACATCACTGGTTCACATTATATGTTTATTCAGTGGGGTAAGATTGATGTTGGGTATCCTGATTACAGGGATGCTAATAGAACGTTCTTTATTTTTTGGGAAGCGTGCAAGAAAGACAAAAACTCTTATGGGATATGTTTTCTTAAGAACAGGCGTAGTGGTTTCTCTTATATGGCAAGTAGTGAGATTGTAAATCAAGCTACACAAACATACGAGAGTAACTTTGGTTTGTTATCTAAGACAGGTGCAGATGCCAAGACTATGTTTACAGACAAGGTAGTTCGTATATACAGAAACTATCCATTCTTCTTTCAACCGATACAAGATGGTTCTAGTAACCCACGTGTAGAGTTAGCATTTAGAGAACCTGCAAAAAAGATTACAAAGAATCAAAAACATATACAGAAGTCTGAAGCACTTAACTCTATTATTGACTGGAAAAACACTGCAGATAATAGTTATGACGGTATGAAGCTAAAGCTTTTAGTTCATGATGAAGCAGGTAAGTGGACAGGACAAAATTCTATACGAAAGAATTGGAATGTAACACAAACTTGTTTACTTCTAGGTAGAAACGTGGTTGGTAAATGTATGATGGGTTCTACTGCTAATAAACAACAAGATGGTGGTGCAGAGTTTAAAGACATATTCTATGACTCTGACATGAGTGATAAAGACTTGAATGGTAGAACTAAGAGTGGTTTATATAAACTATTTATACCTGCATATGACAACTTAGAGGGCTTTATAGATGAGTATGGATATTCTGTTATAGAAACGCCTGACAAACCTGTTATGGGTATAGACGATATGCTTATAGATGTAGGATCTAAAGATTATTTACAAAACAGAAGAGATGCCTTAAAGGATGATACTAATACTTTATCAGAGTTTAAAAGGCAGTTTCCTTTTACTGTTGACGAAGCATTTAGAAATGATTCGCAAAGTTGTATATTTGATGTTGAAAGAATCTATCAGCAGATGGATTACAACGAAGTAAATAACGTACCTGTAACAAGGGGAGAGTTTGTTTGGAGAAATGGGATACAAGATAAAGAAGTTATTTGGATACCTCATAGAAAAGGCAAGTGGCAAATTACGTGGGTTCCAGATGTCGATAATCAAAATGTTGTTTCCTCCAGGAATAACAAAAAGTACCCTGGAAGGGCAGATTTCCTTGTGGCAGGCTGTGACCCTTACGATCATGATACCACTACTGATGGTAGGAGATCTGATGCTGCTGCTCATGTGTTTCATAAATTTAGCATGGCAAGTGATGTGTCTATGCAGTTTGTGTGTGAGTACATTAACAGACCGCCTAAAGCAGATATATTCTACGAAGACATGATTAAGATGTGTGTATTTTATGGTTGTCAAATACTTGTAGAAAACAATAAAGTAGGGATACTAAAGTATTTTGAGAATAGAGGATACTATGAATATTTGATGGATAGACCAGATATGACACATACAGAGTGGAGTAGGGGAAAACAGAAGACTAAAGGTATACCTGGTTCAGGTACTGCAGTGATTAATGCTCAAGCTGAAGCTATAGCAACTTATATATATGATCATGTAGGGTACAACACAGACACAGGGGAGATAGGATCTTGTTATTTCAATACGTTACTCGATGATTGGAGTAGATTCGAAATAGACAACAGAACAAAATACGATGCTAGTATATCGTCTTCATTAGCACTTCTAGCTTCACAAAGATATATTAAACCTAAAAAAGAAATAAAAGTTTCATCACCTTTAGTAAAACGATATAATAATAAAGGAATGATTAGTAAAAAGATAAGGACATGATTTACAATAACAAAAAGGATGAATTAAATGGTTATCCTTCTCCTTTAGCAACTAATGAGGAGAAAGCTCAAAAAGAGTATGGTCTTGAGTATTTCAAGTCTATGTATTATGAATGGCACAACAATGGTGATGTTTATTTTCGTGATATAAAATTAAAATATTCTAGAAATAGAGCTTATGCTGAAGGCAATCAAGATGTAGGTAAATACAAGGACTTGCTAGATGTTCAAGGTGACTCGTCATACTTAAATATAGATTTCTCTCCTGTATCAATCATTCCTAAGTTTGTTGATGTTATTGTTAATGGAATGGTGAATCAAGAATATGATGTAAAAGCCAAATCTATAGACCCAATAGCTGCACAACAAAGATTGAATAAAAAGAAAAGAATGTTTGCTGAGATGCTAACAAAAGATTTTGTTCAGAATTTAGAGGATGTGTCTGGGTCTCCATTAATGAAAGATGGATTTGTTGCTGAAAGTAGTGAAGAGATTGATATGTTTATGGCTCTCAACTATAAACAAAATGTTGAGATAGCTTTAGAAAAGGCTATTGAATATACTTTTGATAAGAATGAATTTGACGAAGTAAAAAGGTATATGATACGTGATTTAGTAGTCCTGGGTTTATGTGCTGCTAAAGTTGAACTATTACCTACAAGTGGTGTTAAAATACGTCACGTAGACCCTGCTAACCTAATAACTTCATTTTCTTCAAAGCCTGACTTTAAAAATGCACGACATGCAGGTGAAGTATATTCTATGACTATAGCTGATCTTAAGCAACAAGCAGGAGATGAGTTTAGTGAAGAAGATTATATTAAGATAGCTAATGAGTACGCAGGTAAAAACAATAACCCTATGACTTATGGTACTAGGGCTTATTTTGAGAATGGTAATGAAACTTATGATTATGATAAGTTTAGTGTTAATATATTAGATGCTGAATTTATTACAAGTCAC